TAAAGTGCAACAAGCCCATCCAAGAGCAAACCTATCACGATTTAACTGGCATATCAGGTAAATCGTGATAGGTTTGCTCTTGGATGGGCTTGTTGCACTTTAGTCATTACTTCCTTAAATGCATCAGAACTCTTAGGTGCTCCGTACATAGATCCTCCACACCCAGCAGACCAATCTTTATCCCATTCAGGATTATCCTTGCGCCACTGATCATACTCTGTCATTGACATGTAAAGTTCTTGTTTCTCACCAGTATTATTATTAATAACGGGATATGTTGGCATTGAGCACCTCCTTTTTATTTAGTAGTAGCAATTTCAGATTTACTTCCAAATTCTTTCTTAAGTTCTTTACGAATCTTTTGATAGAAATCTAGAATATCATGATTGTTATTGTAGATTAGACCACATTCTTTTGCGATTTCAATTACTTCTTGGTTATTCATTTTAATCAATCCTGATACAAGGTTGAACAGATTCTTCACATTCACATTTACCATCACACCATCCAAGTGCTTCAGCAACACTGGGGAACTGACAAACAAAGATCTTCTTTGCTGCTTCTGCAACTTGCATATGCTCTGCTTGAGTTCCATTCTTCTCTCGGAGACCGATATAATGGATCCATGAACGGCACGAGCCTGTCATGTAAATGCGAGTCGGAGTGTTTTGTGGAAGCACTTTGCGAGCACATTCCTTTGCCACTCCTGCAGTAAGCATGTCATCATAGAGATCCATGATGTCCGCAAACACATGCTTGATACGACGCTCAAAACTACGCTTCAGTTCAGGATCAAGATCATCAATAGAGTTCTGACGATTCTTGGTATCCTGCTTACGAAGTTGAGGAACAGGAAGTTCTTCAGTTAGAAGAGATGCATCAGCATACCGTTGGGAAAACTGCTGGAAGCAGAAGCTTCTATGACGAAGAATTTGAGTTGCGATATCTAGAGTTGTTTCAATCTCAAGAGTCATGGTTGATTGCTCAAACACAGACCAGTGCTGGTGATCAATACAATACTTTAGAAGTTTGGCAAAGTTAGGGTTATCCTGATTCGCAGGATTACTAACCCTTGCGATATATGCCATTGTCTTTTCTGCATCTGGCGTGACTGATACTAGACATGCTTTAGTCATTTTTTACCTCTCAATACTCTTGCGACAATTACAACCCCGAGGGATTCAACATAACCTATGTTAGCAAAGTTGAACATTTTTGTCAAGGACACATTGAAGGAAACCATGAAAATAAGTGGAAGAATTACCGTGTAGGCAAGAAGTCCATTAAGGATCCCCATCACATTTTCTACAGATTCTTTCTTCTCTTGCTCTTCAAGTTGTCTTTGCAACTCTTCTTCTTGCTCTTTTTCTGCACCTCTATGATCTAGATAAACTGTCATTTTTCTTTCAGTTGTTTTCATCTTTCTTCGGACAATCGGGATTCCATGGAGAACACAATCTCATTTCACCACCAAGAGATTTACACTCTTCAGTATAGCATACTGAATTATCTACTGGTTTCTCTGAGAAGATTGGTGCTGGAACTTCCGCTGGATTCTCACCAATCTGTTTCCAGTAATTATTAATTGCTTTGTCAACATCCCTTATAATTCTCCTGTCAAGTTTTTCAGGATCTTTAATTATAAAATCATTGACCATTGAACCAGGAAAATATTTCCGTTGTATCTCGTCAAAGATATCCCAAAGATTAACTTCGGGAATACCAGTACATTGTGATAGGGTTGCAATCAGAGTAGATAAAATTATCCCAATGATGGCATACTGCTTTATGCTTGGTTTTTTATTCCCGAAGTTAAATTTCATTTTTTTTTCTTTTTTGGTTCTGTTGATTTATTGCTCCAAAGTCTAGGATTTACTCTACCCTCAGATTGCTCGAACGAAATAAAATCATTCCTATACCTATCCCAGTAATAATCAAAGATATCAATTTTTTTATCAGTTAAAATTAAGTCATAGCAAATTCTACCATCAAGTTTATATGATACCAAATAGCAGTTATATGGAAGAGTTCGATCATTGGCTAAACTAGGATCGCAATCCTGATGAAGCACTCGCATTAGCTACGACCTCCCCATTTGATTTGTGGAAATGCCTCTTCAACAACTGCTTTAGTGATACGATACTTCTTCTGAAGTTGACCATCCTTTACAAGAACAAGAAGATCTGCTTCAGAAGAATGAAGACCTTCTAGAAGTCTAACAAACATACTCTCTCGCTGGAGTTGTTTGAGTTCATTATTACCACCCTTGATGTAGTTGTAGAGTTTCCTATACTCTTGTTCAAGGATAGTATGTTCTGTCCCAGCTGGTGCTTCATTAGGACGATAAGGAACTTCACCTTCAGGTAGCATAGAAACTACACTGTCATCATAGTTCCAGATAAGAATACTACGAAGTGCTTGTGAGTTATAGTCTTGTAGGATTTTAATTTTTTCTGCTTTGGTCTTTGCGTTCGATACCTTTTGCAGAATTTCCGAAAGAAGCAAACGATTGCTTGTATTCATTGACATCTTAAAATTCTCCGATTTTATCAAGTAATGTAATAAGTTGGTTGCTCACAAAATAATTATACATTTTGTTTCTAGGAGCAGGGGTCAGTGAATCGAAAGACTCAACAATTCTTTCTTCGACCTCTACAGGTATATAGGAGAAATCAATCAGGGTAAGATTCCTCTTATAGTTCTGCAGTTGTTCTTCATTGCAGAACTGCTCTGGGGAAAGATTCACAATTCTCTCTAGAGTCTTCTTCTGAAGTGGTCGTTGTCTCTTACCTTCAACGAAGGTATCATCTGGTGATAGGTAGTTTGGAATGCCATCAGACTTATCACCCTTGAGTACATGCTCAAGAATGTATACCTTAGGATCCATTCCAGAAACAAACTTCTTCATCACTGGATTGTATTGCTTCAACCAAGGATACTTTTGCAGTTGGATGAAGTCTTTATCACCAGACAGAATAAGAACCTTTGATGCTGGCTGCATATCTCGTTGCAACCTGATGTTCGTAAATGCTTGTTGCTTTGTCAGTACAGAGATAATATCATCTGCTTCCGCACCATCTACTTCCATAACTTTGTATGGCATGTATTCACGAATTTCATCACGAATTTGATTTAGAATCTCGAAGATAGATCCCCAGTTAAAACTAGACTTCTCTCGATCTCTCTTTCGTGTCCCTTTGTAGTAAGGAAAAAATTCTCGCCTCCAATAACGCTTGGAGTCATAACAAAGGACTAGTTCGCCATACTCCTCACCAAACTTCTGATTATACATCCGAAGAGAGTTGAGTACCATATGGCGAACTAGTCCTGCATCAAGTTCATTAGATAATTGAATCTGAACCATCAGATTAGAAATCATCACTTGGTTCATGTCGATAAGGATCATGTCAGTTATTCATCTTCCTCATCAAGCATATCATCATCGTCGCGGAATGTCAAGTAAATCAGTTCGTCTCTTAAGATTTGGCCTTCATCGTCCAGCATCTCAGGATGAGTGATGGACTTTGCATAACCAGCGTTCTGATACCAGGCATCAAATAAATTATTTGCAAACCAACCAGCCATAAAGGCAAGTACAAATGTCCCGATTGTTAAAAAGAAAGCAATGTAAATAAATTCTATATGCTCTAGCATGGGGTCCTCCTGCTATTGTTTGCGATAATAAAGGATCCCAACCTCCTATTCTAAACTCAAAACTATTTAGGATTAAATAAGACCTTTAGACATTAGATACTGAACAGATTCAGTACAACCACCTAGAACTTTATCATCTAGAATAACTCTAGGAAAAGTAGATCCTTGACCAAACTGAGAATAGAACTGTTCTCTAGTAAAGTCACGATCTAAAACATATTCTGCATAGTTATAACCTTTAGCAGAAAGAACTGTTTTAATTTTATCGCAATAAGGGCATCCAGTTTTAGTATAAACTGCAAACTTCATTTCACATTCCTCCTAATTGTTTTAATGTATTATCTAGATCTGATTGTATTTCATCAATCAGATCTTGCTTTTCTAATTTATCGTCAACAATATTACTCATAATATCAAGAGCACCAATAAGTGTCTTCTTGTATAGTTCAGAAAATTCAGAAAAATCAGGTTCTTCTATCTTAAATTCTTCTTGTTCCATAATTGATTACTTTCTATCGGGGCAGCAGGGATCGAACCTGCGACCTCTGGTTCCCAAAACCAGCATTCTACCGCTGAACTATGCCCCGTGGCGGAAGGTGGGAGAGTCGAACTCCCAAGGGCTTTAACACCTCAACTGTTTTCAAGACAGGTTCCGTCGCCAATCGGATTGACCTTCCATTTGTTTGACCCTCATATTATATAGGAGGGTCAGGGGACTTGTCAATCCCCCTTAGTTATCAGAACTTAAATCCGAGACCCGTGGTAAACACAGGGGAATAGGTTCCGTTGGTAGCACCATAGCTATTGGAAGCATTGGTGGTAGGGAATTTCAGATCAGCAAAACCAACGAGAGAGTTGGTAATACGACCTTCAACACCAAGAGCAAGTACAACCTGACCACGATCACCGATAGCAGATTGATAGTTTGCTTGGGTGTCGTTAGCGAAAGGCACCTGATAACCAACACCACCATAGATATTAGCGGCACTTACACCTGCCTTGCGAGCAATAGACCAGTCATAGGAGACCAGAGCACCACCAGCAGTGCCGATATTGCTGTTAGGACCAGCAACAGCATTCAGGTAAGGACGAACCGAAACAGCATTCTGGTTACGGAAATTCTTCACAGCATAACGTGCTTGAAGAGTAGCACCAGAGATAGTGCGGTTAGCAGTATAACCACCACCATCAACACCTTGCTTATTCAGCAGCACACCAAGACCCAGATAGTTACCTACGCCTTGTGCCTTTTGAGCAGCGGCGACCTCAAGGGCGCTCACGCGAGTGTTGGTAGCAGCAATTTCCTTGGAGAATTGAGCACGTAGAGCAGCAGCAAGAGCAGCGTCAGCGGCACTCTGATACTCGCTGATGCGGTCAAGACAAGCATTCGTCAGAGCAGCAAGTTCAGCACGGGTAGCAGGTTGACCAGGTTGGAAGGTGCCGTTGGGATAACCAGCAACACAACCATAACGAGAGATCAGGTTAGAGATAGCCTGATATGACCAGTCAGTAGGTTGCACATCTTTCAGTTGAGTCACACTGGTGACTTGTGCCATGGCAGGGGCAGCAACAGTAGCAGCAACAATGCCAGCAGCAATAAACGAACGAATCATAATAGTATTTTTCCTAATTTAGAACAAAAAAGGAAAGATCGTTTCTTTCCTCACATTATGTATCATACTACACTGGTGGGTCATCTGTCAAGGCTTTTGACCTCATAGAGATTTGACTTGAAGTATCGAGATGCTTTTTTAATCTTTTTCCAGTTTTCTTTTTTACTTGTATTGGAATCATACAATCCCTGTAGATATTGAAGTTGATCTAGTTTCTTTTGGATTCGTCTATCTACAGAAGAATTTGCTTGCTCAGTTCTATCATTTAATTCTTGTATTTCTTCCTCACTGATAGAATCAATAAACGATTCAATTTCTAGTTCAGAATCCCCTAATCGTTCTTGCATTTCTTCTGGAAGATCTTCTTTATTAATCTTCGGTAATTTCATAAAATTCATCCTCTTCTATGTACGAAGCCTCAAAATACAATCTACCAGAAAATCCATCAGTAGATCTTGCAAAATTTGAAACTTCAGTTATTTTTATTTGGAAATTAAAATGTACTCCATTTCCTATTGTAGCACGTTTTCCATTAACTAGCAACTCCCTATTCCAAGCAGACCAATTACCAACAACTTTATCTATCCATGGTTGAGTTCCATCAGATTGTGCTGCAGGCATTTTTCCATTTAGTACATCATTAAGTGCCCAACCAGTTCCAAAAGCCCAAGGAGGAATACCCTCTAGTCTAACTTCAGTCCTCCAAGTAGAACCAGTTTTTATAGGAACCCATCTCAAAGAAACTTGAAGTGATCTTGGATCTACTGGATCTACTCTAGTGATATTTGGTATGTTATTTGCAGGCTCAATATCACCTAATGTTTTAC